GTTGACTTTCCTTCGGTTCTGTCAAGAATCTCTTTTATCGCTGCCAGGTTTCCTCTGTTTGCCATACTGATTAATTTATTCATTAATATTTCTCTTTTAGAAACATCATCAATCTTAGTATCCAATATCTTATTCAAGATGTCTCTTGCTGCTCCTCTTCTCCCATTAAGATTTCCAGACTCTCCTTTTTTCCAGCGATTACCTAAAGTATTACCTTTAAGAAATCTTCCATCTTCCCCTCTGTTTTCGGTTTGTTTATCCATTCTCAACAATTCCAACAGCTACTGGCTTTTCAACTAAATCAATCAACTGCTTAACTTTATCTGAATCCATTTCATAAACATCAAATTCAATTCTCCAGTTATGAGTTGATTTTAAATTTTTTATTCCAACCAATTCGCAGTTCAACGCAACGCCTCTATCTTCTTCTTTTCTTTCTAAGTTTTTCAAGTGGGCATCTACTTAACTGAACAACTCTGTTCAATGGTGTTGCTATTCCACATCTTAAAATTTTGTCTTTGTCGTAACCAGCAAAACCACACTTTCTGAATTCTTTCAATGGGCATTGTTCAAACAATTACTTTCTTTTCTTACCCATCTTTTTAATCTTGATTTTCTTCTTAGTCTTTTTCTTTTTATCTTTATGATATGGCATTATTTTCCAACCTTTCTCATGGCTTGATTATGTGATTGCTCAAAGCTCCTACCCCTTTTTAAATCTCTTACCATCTCCTCCAGATGTCTTTTGCTATGATGTGAGGCATGAATTCTCATGCTAATTTTATCTTCTTCTTTTAATTCTGATATATCAACTCCATTAACAGTTTCCATTATTTTCTCCTTTTCATAGCTTTTTCTCTAATATCTGTATCATGTTTTCTTGAGCCTTTTAATACAGAATTAACTCTGGCCATTGCCCATTGAGCCATTCCAATACCTGGTCTGCTGCCAGATGTCCAGGCCGCTTGACCTCGTCTGTAAATGGCAACTAAATCTGAATAAGTAAAAACCTTAGATTTCTTTGCTTTTTCTCTAAGGCTTTTTATTGTTGCTGGATTTAGTGGTTTACTTTTTACGGCCAAGCCTAATCCTTTTATCCATTAATGATTTTGGTATTTTCTTTCCAGCTTTGTAAAGTCTGTCCATCTCTTTGATTACGTTTGCAAGTTCTGAGCGTTTTGAGCCTTTTACCCCAGATAAATACTTTTTGGCTAAACCAGTTCTTTTATCTTTTGGAACTTTTCTTCGCAACTTTTTTCTCTTTTATCTCTTTTCCATTTTCATCGCAAATGCAACAGCCATCTTTTTTATAAGCATCAATTTGTTTTTTCGATGGATTAGATTTTCCAAAAACTGAACCGTCTTTTCTTTTTAAATATATCATGATTCTTTTCTTTCTTCTCTTCTTAAAATACTCTTGGCCCATCTTCTTCCAGCATCTCCGCCCCATAATTCCCAGGCAATCTTTCCTTTTGATGGATAGCCTTTTTCTCCCCTCCGAAATCCTTCAGCTTTTTTATCAACCTCATGTCTAGCAAAAAAAGAAACCATTCGTTTGATTGTATCAAGACTTACAGCTCTGCCACTTGCTAATTGTGCAGCTCTGGCAACTCCTACCGCAGTTCCTCCCCTACGGCTTGGAGATACTGATTTTCTTAACTCTAAAGATTTCTTTGCAGCGTTTTGAACTGCTTGAGGGGGATTGAAAGACATTACCAGCCTTTATCTGCTGCTTCTTGCTCAATCTGCTTTTCCCAAATATTGCCGCCAAACTTTATTGCAGCTGGACTTATCAAATATCTGGTTTGTTTACTTCCGCAAGAATTACACTTCTGCTCATCTGGTCTTTCATTTGGTAAATAAAAAACTTCTTGGATGTGGCCACATCGCAGACATTTTACATCATGTAAAGGCATTATTTTTTCTGTCTTTCGTGCTTTTTCATGGTATTTAATCACGAGTAAGGCATAAATGCCCCTCTATATATAAGGGAACTTTAGAACTTTTTAAGACATTGATTGCTCTAAAGTATTATCAGAACGAGACTTGCAGCGTTTCCAAGCAGCGTAAATTGAATGAATTGGTTTTTTCATATTATCTGCAATTTCTTGAAAACTTTCTTTTCTGATTTCGTGGCGAAAAAAAACCAAGCTTTCAAACTTGGTCATATTATAACAGATTGTAAATCCTAAATATAAATATTTAAGATTCCAGGCTGCTCTCTCTGCTTGTTCCTGGATAAAATATTCCTCTGTTTTTTTATCCGATTCTCCACACATCGGACAAGGTTCATGGCTTGGTTCTGGCATTGGATTATCCTTTATTTATTCTGTGAGCCTAACTCCATTTGATTTATCACTCTTTGGCCTATATATTTCATAAGGGTTCAAGATTTCTTCAATCGGTAATAAAATTAAATTAGCTTGATTATTGTCTCCCCCTTTTACATCTCTGCTAGTTTCATAATATTTTCTGCAAGTTCTTTTAAATATATCAGTTCTAACATGAGCAAAAGCAACAATTTCTCCATCTGTGTTTCTTAAAACATTGCAAAAGAATTTTGCTTTAGTAGCAGCCAGGCCGCTTTTATTTCCTCTCCATTTATATTCAACTGCAATATTACCAGTTTTTTCTCCGAGATAATCTGTTTTATATTCAGCGGTTTCAATCTCCTCTGCTATTTCAAGCTCAGAAATAACTCCTTCAATAAAATTTCTATCCCAATCTTTAAATGGACCATCTCCTCTGAATTGTTTTGAAATCAGTTTCAATTGCTCAAATGATAATTCAACTTCTTTTTTACCAATTTGATTTTCATTTAGTTCTAATTTTATTTTCATTTTAAAACGGACTATCTGGATTCACGTCATCTAAATTATTTGAATTATCTGAATTTTGAAAGTTATTTGATTTTGAATAACCTGGGTCTGGTTTAAAATCATTCAAAGTAACGTAGTGGGTCCAACCATTATCTGAAATATTTAATCTACGGCCAATGTTTATATTTACCCAACCGCCGTCCTCATGTCTTTTAAGCTCTTCAATGAATTCATTTACTTTTATCTTGGTATTTAAAATAACTCCTCCATTGTCGAAAGTTTTTTCTTTTATGTATATAGCATTAAAATATACTTTTTCTTTATTTGTCATTTTCTTACTCCTTTTTAATAAAATCTGACTCTGTCGTTTTTTGCTCTTTTGTAATTATAAATATCCTCAACCATCTGTAAATACAATTTAATATTAACAGTATCTTGTAATTTGTTAGATTGGAAAGATAATTTATTTAAAAATTGCAAATGATTATATTGTTCATTTTTAAATAATTTTAACATTGCATAAATAAAAGCTCTTCTTTTATATCCATCATAAAAATCTCCAATCATTTCTAGCTTTTCTGCTATCTTAACAGCAAGTTCATAATCATATATTTTAAACTTACCATCTCTAAAATCTTGAAAATTGCTACCACTTATTTTCATCCCTCCTCTTAAAATTGTAATACATTCATTATGGCCAAATTTATATTTATTTTTAAATTGCCTATATGTTAAATAATCCTCAAATCCTAGCTCACAATAACCGTTCATATATTCTTCTGCTGTCCAATTTTTTGAATTTGTATTCAATCTATGTACCTCATTCAAACCAAGTCCTTTGATTTTAATAAAATATATTGGCTTTTGTAATGACTTCGCAGACTCAAAGCGATGCTGCCCATCTATAATTTGATTTTTTTCATTGATAATAATTGGTACTTCTAAATAATCCTCACTAATTGATTTTTTCAACCTTGCAAGGTGAGGTGGGTTTATAGCTCTATTTCCTTTAAGATGTTGAAAAATACTATAATCATTGGTTTTAATAACTTGATTTATGGTTTGCATTTTCTTTTCCTTTTACTTTTAATTAATAAATCTAAATATTTTCTAGCTTTATAAAGGTCCTCTATTCCATTTTTTAATTTATATCGTGTAATATATTTAATAATATTGCCTTCACAGAATCCCAGGTCATGCGATAAAATATATTTTGTTGTTTCTATTCCGTTTTTGTAATATTCTGGATTAATGGGGTCCATAAGGCTTTTGAACTACTTGTTTATATTTAATAGTTTCTATGTCAATTAATCTTTCTCTGCATTTTGGGCAAAATGTAAAAAGATTTTTATCGGTTGTTTTTTTAGTAATCTCTGGATGGTTTGGACAAGATAAGACAATTTCTTTTTTTTCTGGTT